ATTTTGCTAAGTTCTGTTTTTACACCAGTAAGACTGGTCTTTAAACTAGAAAAATCTGCTGAAATCTTTACTTGTAGCTCATCTACTGTTGTTGCCATTTCTATTTTATCTTTCCGCCAAACATTATGGCTATTCTCTTTGCTTCTTCTTTCATTTGGTTTTCGCCCATATTTTTATTATGCTTTTTAGGGGCTTTGCTCAAAAATGGCTCTTTAGGATATTTTTTAGGATTATTAACGCTCATTCCGATATATATTCCGAGACTATGGTTTAGCCTGTCCAAGTCTGCTAATCGTCTATCGTAAGCAGATATATATTTTTTTAGTAATGACGGCGTCATATCGCCCCAAAATAGGTCATACGGCACACCTACGGTTAAAGCGTCCTCTTCTAAACTAGTCCACATCTCCGTAAAAGTTTCATATGAACTAGTATTTAGCTGGTTTGATCCTGGTATTCGTTCGTGCTGTTCACGCTCTTCACACTCTTCGCTAAAAAACCAGATTCCTCAAAAGCTTTCATTAGTTTTTCGTTTAGCTTTTCAATGCCATTTTCAGCCACATATTGGTCAATTTCATCATCTGTAGCTCCACTACAAGCTTTTACTAGGTCTACTATTGTAGCTATACCTATATTATCAGCGTCAAACGCTTTTATAAGGCTAGTGCCAGTTTCTCTCTCGAATTTAGCGATTGTAGTTATTGTTGCTTTAATTTCTAAATTTGCCATTATGTTTCTCCCGTTTAACCCTCGTCAGGTGATTTTAAATTTGGTGGCGATAATCTAGCCTACCGCCAAAGCTTTTTTAAATTAAGATACTACTGCTTCAGTAAATACTGGTTTTCCACTCACTCGGATTGCACCTGAGAAAGTTACGGCGTCACTCATTCCACCGTCGCCAGTACCAAAAGTCTTTACATAGCCGTCAAACACTAAAGTTGAACCGTCCACAAATGTGATTGTCCACTCTTCAGTTGTTCCAGCATCTTGTAGTGCTAATAAAGTACCGAACTCAGTACCATTTTTTAGAATACCCTCAATAGACACTTCGCCAGCGTCTTTGAAGCCTGAAATATACTCTTTGTAGCCTAAAGAGTCAAAATTAGTTACTTCAATTTCGTCTGCATCGATTTGTAATCCACCGATTGATGTTAAGCCACCGACAACTAAGTCAGCAGCTTCTAAACCACTTTTAGTTTTTGTAAGAGTGGTTTTAAATGATTGCATTGCTCCCATTTATTTGCTCCTTTTTTTAAATTAATCCTACGAACCTAGCGTTTGTGTGATAGAGTCCGTCGGTGTTTGGTAAATCTGTTACGAAGTTTAGAAATAAATCTATACTTCTCAAATTCAGTTCTGCTGCCTTTAATAAATTAGTTGCATCAGTGCTTGAATTTGCGTAAATATCTATTGTGACTTCTAAATCTTGTAAATTTATGTCTTTGTCAAAGTCATAATTAGGAATATTGTTTGTGATCATATATGTAACAGCTGGTAAATCATTAAATATATTACTGCTTGCTTGTGAAACATCAGCGTTTAATGTCTTTAGTGCGTCATATACGATTGTTTTAAATGCTTCCATATTATACTCTCATTGCCTTTTGAATTTCTTCTTTAGCTATTTGTGCTATTTTTGATTTGCTTTGTGTTACTGCTGGGTGCAAGAAAGGCTGTGCTTTCATATTCACTGTACCGAATTCTTGGTAAACTCCGTATTCAAGGCTTGTCCCAACAGTAGACGTAGCTTTTGTTGATAGTCTTGATGACTCTGTCTTGATACTACTGCGTAAAGCACCTGTATCAACTGGAGATAGCCTTTTAGCGTTACTTTCGACTAATACAGCCGCTTTATTAACTATATTTGTTGCTATATCAGCCTTAATTCGTTTATCGTAATTGTTTAAAACTTTATCTAAACCAGTTATTTTTATGCTCATATAGCCTCACAGACTACTAACAAGTGGCTATCGTATGTAAAAGCTCCTTTTACTGTGTAATGCTTGTTGCTGTAGACTAATTCATCGTCAACTTTTATATCATTATTGGTTGAAGTAGTAATTTCTAGGTCAACCCTATCAATTAAACCACGTTCAATCAATGATAGTGTTTGTTTACTTGTGCTTGCGTGCTGGACGTTTCCAGTGAATATACCTACTGATGAAGTAGTTATAATAACTCCACCCTCTTCGTCTTTAGAGCGTGTCTTACGATTTACTGTGAACTCTTTATCGTAGAAATTATCTGCAATTATAGCACTAAAATTAGCTGGTAACTTCATTTGTTGTCCTCGTATCTATGGTATGTGGTCGCCTATAAACATTTAGTAAATCAGTAAAACCAGTGAAGATAGTTTGGTCTGTCGATGTAGCCATATACTGCTTGGCAGTGTTTTCAAACTTAATAGACTGCCCATTATCTGTTACAGATGAGATGAACTGGTCTTGGCTTGAGTTGGTGCTATCTGCTACGGCTTTCTGATAGGCGTTTACAGTAACTTGTGCAATTACACGCTCTAGTTTTTCGTCGATTGTTGTTTCGTTTAGGTAGAGCAAGACACGATCGATTACTGTATCTAGGGTAAAATCAAGTAGCATACCAGGATTGACACTGCTGTTCAATATAGAGATATACTCTTTCACCCTGTTTTTTTGTTCTTCGGTCATGTCTTTACTCCTTTAATTTATCTATTAAGACTCTGAAACATTTGCCCAAGCAACTAAGTCTTCAGCAACTACCTTAGTACCATAGTAGAAGAATAGTCCGATTGCGGCAGCATCACTTAGTGGGATTTGGCTAGGTGTATATTCGTTGATAACAACTGGCTGTGCAACAGCACCGTCAACTACTAATACGAAGTCAGCAGTTTGGCGAGTGTTACTGAATACACGAACACCGTGGTAAGCTGTAAACTCTTCACCGTCTTGACCAATGATTGTGTCAAATTTAGTTCGTAATGCACCGTAAATAGATGGTTTTAATGTTACTGTGATCATATCACGATCAACACCGTCTACATAGTCGTTACTTAGAGTTTCAATACTTTGTACAAATTCCTCAAATTGTTTTTCAACATCAGTTTCAGTCAAAGTAACTTCAGCACCAGCAATACTTGTAATAGCTGTGAAGAAAGCCGTATCAAGTTCACGAATAACAGTTTTGTTGTGGTTGCTTGTTCGAGCTGAAATAATGTTTTCAACTGTACCAAGTCGTGCATCTTTGTTTTCTACTTCTTCAACAATTTCTTTGTTAGTATTTAGGTTAATAGTAACAGGTACATTGTTTAGTAAATCACCTGCACCAGCTGTACGAGCTGTACCGTAAGCTTTTGAGCTAGAGTTTATAAAGCGAGATACTTCAACTGAACCAGTTGTTGGATCGCCTACATAACGAGTTGATTTTAATTGTGTTGATAAAGCACCTTTTTGAATGCTTTCGATTAATGATCCATAAGCTTCAGCTAGTTTAGCTGCACCGCCTGAACCGTTTAGCATAGATAATGCGTCTTGTCGTGCCATTTTGTTATTTCCTTATTTATAAGACTGTTTGACCTGAATATTTGGTCGTGTCATCTTTATTATTATTTTTTTCTTCTGGTGTTTTACCTTTTAGTTTTTCAGCAACACCAATTTCAACTGCTTTTAGAAATGATTTCTCTAGGCTATCGATGTTTGATTTTGTTTTTTCAATATCTACATCAACAACGAAATCTACTAAATCAGATGAAATGTTCTTACTTTGCAAGATTTCACGAGCTTCTGCCCTATTCTCTCTTAAAGTAATTGTTTTTTCTCGTTCTGCTGTTTCTGCTTCACGAGCTTTACGAGCTTCTGCATCTCTTTCCTCTTGAGATAGTTTTGCTTGGCGTTCCCATTCTTCACGTTCTTTTTTGATTGCGGCTGCTAAATCTTTAGCCGCTTTCTCTTCTGCACGTTTAGCTCGTTCGCCTGCTACTCTGTCTAAATCTTCTTGAGTAAAGGTTTTTTTTGCGTCTTCGTTGGCTTTTGCTTCTTCAGCTTTTTTTAAAGCCTCTGCTTCTGCTGCTTTTTTTGCTTCTGCGTCGTCCATTTTGTTCTCCCCGTTTACCGTCGTCACGTTAGTTTTAGTTTAAATAGAACTTTAGTTCTACTCTAAGTGGATTATAGCAATAACTATTCCCCTATAGGTATAGTTTTTTCCACTCATTGTATGTCATATTTTTAACATATTCAGTTTTTCCTGTTACTGGATTACGCATAGACCTCAAATCAGGTTCATAGTCTTTTCCTAAATAGCTAGCGTGGCAACATCTACAATTAACGTGATTAGGAATTACAGGTCCTTCACCTACTTTTGATATAGTTCCGTCGTGTTCTCTGCATTGCTCTGATGTTCTACTATCTAAGGTAGCAACATAAATCCATTTATCTATTCCAATGTCGTTATATATTTCTTCGGTTGCAAGATCATTAAAGCGTGTAGTTTCAGTTTGGATAAGCCTTGAAGCCTCGTATCTCTTAATGCCGTATCTTTCACGAACTAATTTAGCTGTTTTAGTTTGGCTTTGTCCTGTTGTTACAGCCTCTGCTAATATGCCTTTTAATTCTTTGGCTAGTTTATCCCTATTACGCCATATACGATCTGAGTAATTCTTACCTAGAAATTTAGTATTTAGTATTTTATTGATTGTTTTATCGTTCAACTTTGAGAATACCGGCATAATACCTGTTCCTTTAGATAAGTTATAGACATTGTGATAATATGATGTGTCAATCGTTAGTTTATGGGCTATACCTTGTATTTCGTTCTGTTTGTCTGCACATTTAGCTATTTCTAACCATATTTGTGCTTCAATAAGTTCAAGACGTGTCATTCTAAAGCCATATCCACTCGGTAACTCAGAAGAAAAGCCTAATGACACTATTTTTTCTTTTAACCGTCTTACATCGCCCTTAGGTGCTATTTCTTTTAAAGCAGATGCATCAAAGCCTTGTTTAGAATAGTAAGTTTCGTATAGTTTTTTTATTTCGTTTAAAGTTTGCTTTTGAGCGTTTTGGTAAACCTTACTAACATCTTTTAGATATGGTAAAGTTAGTTGCTCTATTAATTCTACCTGTTCCTGTTGCCGATTAGCCCAGTAAGTGTTTGTACGTTGGCGTGGTTTCATTTTACCCCTCTACTGTGGTTGTTTCATACCAAGACACTACAACACCAAAGTTCTTTGTATTTCCAGATATATTCGTGATTGCCAATAATATATCACTATTGAAATTTAAAATTGTTTCACTCCTAGATCCACCAGTAGCACCAACTGATTGTGGGCCAGATCCACCATTTATAAGCTCATCTGCTCTTAGCGTTCCTAGAGTGTTCACAGTCGGAGAATAGTAACAGTTCAATGTTGGTGTATTTGTGGATACTGAGTTTCTATTTGTTCCTGGAG